GATTCCCCCCTCGGCGTCGCCGGGGTGTCAGACATTGGCGTGATGCGCGTCAGCCGTGGATTAGATCCCGACGTGGCGCAGCTCGTCGCGCCATTCAAGCGCGTCGGCGGGATACGTTGAGGTGGCGAATTATGACTTCCCAGCCCTGTACAACAATTACTGGACCTACGACAACTCCACGCCGATGAGCGCGATCCGTAACGGCCTCGCCGCGCAACTGCAAACCGTCACCGGGCTTCGTGTTCCCGCGGAGATCCCCGACAACCCGACGCCACCGACCGCGCTGATGCGTCCCGAGGCGATCACCTACAACAACTCATTCAGCAAGGCGACGGGATCGCACACCTACACATGGGTGGTCCTAGTCATTGTGGGCCGCGCGTCGGAACGCACCGCCCAACGATCACTCGACGAATACTGCGACCCGTCGTCGTCGAGTTCTATTAAGGCCGCGATCGAGGCCGATCAAACGCTTTCCGGTGCCGCGCTGGATTGCCGGGTTACGGAAATGCGCGGCTACCAGGCAATACCTGTCGGAGAGAACACCTATCTCGGTGCCGAGTTCGTCGTCACCGTTATTGCATAAGGAGCAATCATGGCAAAGTTCGTCGCAACCGATTACAAGGTGACGATCAACGGAACTAACTTCAGCACGAACCTGGCACAGGTCGAACTGAACGTGGAATCCAACGACGTGGAAACAACCGCGTTCGGCACCGAATGGGAAGCCAAAGTGGGTGGGCTCAAGAAGGGGTCCGTCACGTTGCAGTTCCTTCAGGACTTCGGCGCATCCTCAATTGACCAGACACTGTGGCCGCTGCTCAACACCATCGCCACCGTCGTGGTTACCCCGACATCATCGGCAGTCAGTGCCACGAACCCGTCGTACACGGCGCAATGCCTGGTGAACAAGTACCAGCCGTTTGCGTCAAGCGTCGGCGATCTTGCCACCCTGTCCGTGTCATGGCCGACCACCGGCACCGTTACGCGGGGAACTTCGTGATCCGGTTCAACATCGCCGTGACCTACGCCGACGGGTCAGCAGCCGCTACGGTTGCTGGCCCGCCGGATCTGGTGGCGTTCGAGGCGGCGTACGACCGTTCCGTGGCGAAGTTTGAAACCGAACTACGGATGACGGACATCCTGTTCCTGGCGTGGCATTCACTCAAGCGTCGCGGCAAGACATCGGCAGAGTTCGAGGACTGGCTGAATACCGTTGATGACTTCCAGATGGAGGGCGCAACCGAAGTCCCCCCCTCGGAGACTCCAGCCAGCACTGGCTGATCGCGTGCCTTGCTGTCGAGACGGGAATCCCGCCGCGGCAGCTGCTGCTGGAGTCGGATCGGATGCTGCTCACCCTCGTTCGGGCGGTTCAGGCGAAGAATAGGCGGGAGTAGTTATGGCTCGTGCATCAGCGGGGATTGATACGGCGTTCTTCACGGATCTGAACAAGTTCCTCAACGCTGCCAACAAAGTGGACGGCAGCTTCAACCGTGAACTGCGCAAGGCGTCGCAGGATGTCGCCAACGATCTCGCCACCGATGTGGCCGCGCACGCTAGCGGGCCGTATTCCCGCGTGTGGGGATCACTGAAGGCTGTCAGCGACCGCTACCCCGTGGTGCGTCTCGACGGGTCGAAGGTGTATCGCCGTTCGCGCGCCCGTTCGCGCAGCACGGGCAAACGCCGCGCGAATAGCACGCGGATGTCGGATGTGTTCTTCGGTGCCGAGTTCGGGTCGGACAAGTACAAACAGTTCCCCGGCTGGGCAGGCCACCGCGGATACGTGTTCTGGCCGACAGTGCGCGCCAACCGCGGCAAGATCGCAGACGACTATCTGACCGCCATCGAGCGCGTCTGGAACGCACTACCCGGCGGCAAATAGACACTAGGAGCGACAGTGGCAGGTTCTCGCACCTTCGAGATCAAACTCGTCGGGGATGCACGCGACGCGGTAAATGCGTTTCAGCAACTCGGGCAACACATGTCCGGGGTTAATACGAAGTCCGTCACCCTGGGGACCACGCTAGGGAACCTGATTAGCCGGGGACTCACCGCGCTTGCGGGGAACGTCCTCGACGCAGGACAGGCGCTGTTCAGTTTCGCGGGCGACTCCATCAAGGCCGCGCAAGAGTCCCAGATCGTCGATAGCAAACTGACGCAAGTCGCCACGTCGATGGGCCTGTTCGGCAAGGAGACGGCGACGGTTGTCGCGCGGCTACAGGACTACGCCTCGCAGACGATGATGCAGATCGGCGTCGATGACGAGGCCATCAAAACGGTTCAGACGAAGCTACTAACATTCAAGGAACTAGCCAAGACTGCTGGTCTAACCGGTGGCGCGTTTGACCGCGCGACGAAGGCCGCATTCGATCTGGCGTCCGCGGGATTCGGCACCGCCGAAACTAACGCCGTACAACTCGGCAAGGCGCTTCAAGACCCGGTGAAGGGACTCACCTCCCTGGGCCGTGCCGGTGTGACGTTCACCGAGCAGGAAAAGGAACGCATCAAGACCCTTGTTGAATCCAATCGGATGGGCGAGGCGCAGGCGATGGTTCTGGCCGCGATCGAAAAGCAGGTAGGCGGCACCGCTGCGGCATCAATGACAGCGAGCCAGAAGATGTCGCTGGTATTCGGCGAACTTCAGGAATCCGTGGGCCAGGCGCTACTGCCCGCGTTCGAGGTTCTCGCGGACTTCATCTCCACCACCGTCCTGCCAGCGTTTCAGGAATGGTGGTCTAAGCACGCGCCGCAGGTGAAGCAGGCCCTGGTCGATATGGCGAAGTGGATCACCGATAAGGCGATTCCGGCGCTACAAGAGTTCTGGAAATGGATTCAGGAAAAGGCCGTTCCGGTTCTTCAGGAATACGCCGACTACATCAAGAACGACGTGTGGCCGACGATTCAGAAGTTTGCAGAACTGCTCGGTGCGCTTGGTGAAGCATTCGGCAAGTCCAGTGATGCCGCGGGCGGTTCCGCCGACACGTTCGACACGATCAAATGGATATTCGAGCAGCTGGGTGAAGCGTTAGACAAACTGCGCACGATCATGCAGTTCGCCATCGGACAAATCCACATGCTCGGCGATACCGTGTCCGGGATCATCACCGGGTTCAGTGCCGTGAACGATGTGATCGTGAACTTCACCACGACGCTAGCGAACCTGGCGAGCCAGGCCACTGCCGCCGTCATCGCAGTCGTGGGGAACCTGTACAACATTGGCCGCGACGCGATCACCGGATTCGCGAACGGTGTCTACGAAGTGTGGGCGACGGTGAACCAATGGTTCGGCGGTATGCCTGGGCGCATCGTGACGGCGATCGGAAGCCTGATCTCAGCCGCCACCGGGCGCGGACGTGAGGCGATCAGCGGGCTACTTAGTGGCATCGGTGACAGGTGGAACGACGCCGCCGCGTGGCTGTCCGGCACAGGTTCACGCATTGTGAACGCCATCGGCGGACTAGGTTCCGCGCTGATCACCCGCGGACGTGAAGCGATGAGCGGGCTTCAGGAAGGCATCAGCGACCGGTGGGGGTCGGTGTCGAGTTGGCTCGGCGGATTGCCGCAACGGGCCAAGGATGCAGTCGGTGACACCGGCGGGAAACTGTTCAACGCAGGACGCCAACTGATCGCCGGGTTTAAGGATGGTGTACTCGATGCGGTCAGCGGCCTGATTGACGCCGTTACCGGCGCAATCGGTAAGGCCATCCAGGCGGCAAAAGACAAGCTCAAAATCAACTCCCCGTCACGTGTGTTTATGGAGATCGGCCAGGGCACGATGGAGGGCATGGCGCTTGGTATCGAAGCCGCGGCACCTATCGCCGCGCGGGCATCATCGGGTGCCGCCGGGATCACCGCAGCCGCAGCCACCGATCTGGGCGGATCGTCCGGCGTCCTATCCACCGGCAGCGGCGGGCAGATCAACGTCACCATCAACGCAGGACTAGGCACCGACCCGCGCGAACTGGGCCGGGTTGTCACCGACGCGATCAAGCAATATGAACGCTCCAGCGGTCCCGTGTTCCGGGCAGCGTGATGAGCGTCCCCACGACGACGGTTGAAGTCGGGTTTAACCTTCTCGCCACCGGTGACCAGTCGGGGAAACTGATCCTCGACGACACCGTTCGCGGCAAACTTGACGACACCGGATACGTTCTGGCTGGGCCAACGTGGACAGATGTCACCGGGTACGTACGCCAGGTGAATATCCGCCGCGGGCGTTCCAACGAACTGGATCGCTACCCGTCCGGGCAGTGCACCGTCACACTTGATAACCGGGCGCGGCAGTTTGACCCCGACTACGCTGACGGCGACTTCTACCCGTACGTGCGACCCCGCAAACCGATGCGCATCACCTGCGGCACAGCGGTGGCGTTCGTGGGCCAGGTGGAGGACTGGAACCTGTCGTATCAGGTGTCCGGCGACGCGGTGGCTAGTGCATCCGGCGCGGACGGGTTCGCGCTATTCGCCGGGCAGGAACTGACAGGGTTCACGACGACGGGCCAGAAGTCCGGCGAACGGGTGGCCGCGATCCTTGACCGGTCGGAGATCGGCTGGCCTAACGCGATGCGCGACATCGACACCGGCGAACAGACACTGCAAGCCGATGACGTTACGTACGGCACGAACGCACTGCAATACCTGCAAACGGTGGAGGCCACCGAACCGGGCGCGCTGTTCATGTCCCGCGACGGGCTACTGACGTTCCGGGCGCGCACTACGTCCCCGACCGCGTTCACGGATGTGGCATTCGACGACGTAGGCACTGGGGTGCCGTTCACCGACATCGCGGTGAGTTACGGCACGGAACTGCTGTACAACATTGTGACGGTGACGCGGGTCGGCGGTTCCGCGCAGCGTGTCGATAACTCGGCGGCCACTGAGTACGGGATCTCTAGCCTGTCGCGGGACAACCTGCTGCATGACACCGACGCGGCGGCGCTGCAACTCGCGCAATGGTGGTCGCAGATCTATTCGGCACCGCTGGTCCGGTTCAAGTCAATCACCGTGGAACTGTCAGGACTAACCACCGATCAACAGGCCGACGTGTTGAGCCTGGATCTGTATTCAGTGGCATCGGTGACGTTCAACGGGCGGCAAAGCTGGTCGAAGATCGACAGCATTGATCACACGATCACCCCCGCATCGCATCGGATCACGTTCGGACTGTCGAACACGGCAAGCGCGAACAACTTCGTGCTGGATTCGACGCAGTACGGCGTCCTAGATACAAGCAGGCTCGGCTTCTAACAACCCATTCACCTAACCCGCCACGGCGGGTTATTCGGCGTGCCTTGGAGGCATCATGGCGTGGTCATCCCCGCGAACGTTCGCAGCTGGTGAAGTTCTCACCGCCGCGAACCTGAATACCTATGTCAGCGATGACCTGTCGTACCTGTACGGGGTGCGCTGGGGTAATGGGCGGCGTAACGTCCTCATCAACGCCACCCAGATTGATGTCTGGCAGCGTGCGACAACGTTTGCGGTGGGTTCGTCCACCAAGACGTACACCGCCGACCGGTGGGCCGCGTACCGTTCCGGTGCCACCGGCATGACGGTTTCCCGGCAGACCGGGCCAACCGGGTGGCGGTACACGATGCGGGTCCAGCGCGATTCGGGGAACTCGTCCACTGCGGATCTGCAAATGATTCAGGCGCTGGAGTCCGCCGACACGTACAAACTCGCCGGGCAAACGTGCCAACTGAAGGTGAACCTGCGCGCAGGGTCGAACTATTCGCCAACGTCAAGCCTTGTCACGGTGAAGGTCACGTACGGCACGGGCACCGATCAGGACCCCACCGCATCGTGGACGGGTACAACTGACGCGCTGGCACAGACGCAGGCGATCACCACCACGGCCACGGATTACACGTTCGATTCGATCAGTATCCCGAGCAGCGCCACCCAGGTGAAGGTTCAGATCTCCTTCACCCCCACCGGCACCGCATCAACGAACGATTACCTGGACATCACTGCCGTGCAACTGACGGCTGGGCAGGCACCGGGGTATGAGCGGATTCCTACGCAGGAGACGCTGGCGCTGTGTCAGCGGTACTACGAGGCGGGGTCGCACTGGTGGCAAGGCCAGGCGACAAACACCGTTTCGCACTGGGACACGATCTACTTTAAGACAACCAAGCGAACGATTACCACGCCCGCCTGTTCCAATACCGGTGCCGGTAACTTCGGCACATCCTCAACACTTGCGAACGTAGACACGAACCTGTTCCAGACATACCGCACCGCGACAGGCACGGGCGCAGGATGGTACGGGGATTCGTGGACAGTGGACGCGGAACTGTAATGGCTACCAGTTACCCCACCGGGTTGGACACGTTCACCGCCATCGGCGCGACTGATGAGATGAACGACGAAGTCGGCACCCGCACGCATAGCGAGATGCACAACGACGCAAACGATGCGATTGAGGCCATCGAAGCCGAACTAGGGACCAGCCCGTCCGGTTCCTACGACACCGTGGCCGCGCGCCTGGCGGCGTCTGATCCGTCCGCGCTACTGGTCAAAGCCAACAACCTCAGCGACCTCACCAGCGCATCGTCGGC